GGCTGCGGCACCGGCATCGGACTTGACTTGCTGCATCTCTGACTGGAGCTCGCCAATCTGGCCCCGGTGCTGGGTGACTTCGGATCGCAGGTCGGAGACCTTCTCAACGACGCCGTCGAGTTTGCCTTCCATGCGGGTGAGTGTGACGATCGGCAACTCGGCTTCGCGCGGTTCGGTAGGGTTCGTCATTGTCAGCCCTTCGGTGGGTTGGCTCGGTCCCCGTCGTCACTGGTCGGTGGCGGCGGGGTTCGGGGGAAAGTTGGTCGGGTTGACCTATTGACACGGTGTAATGCACCTGTCATCTTGGGGATATGCCAAACCAGCCGAAGACCCCAGGACACACAGTTCGCATCCCAGACGACGAATGGATCCCAGCCAAGGACAAGGCTGCCAAGGAAGGCGAGACGATGACCGATGTGATCCGCAGAGCGCTACGCAGGTACGTGGTGGGTACCGTCATCGCGGTCACTGTGTTAGCGCTCGCGGACTGTGGTGGTGCACCCACAGTCAAGGGTGTGGACTACACGTCAGCGGAGTCGATCGTCACTGCGTTGAACACGGGCGGGTTCGAATGCACAGGGTGGACACCGAACGATGGCGTCATCGGCGCCCGTGAAGACGGGTGGTGCACCCACGGCGACGGAACCGTCTCAGTGAGTACGTTCGACAGCGCGGTGCAGATGCAGGCGATGAACGACGCGGTCGAGGCGTTCACGAGCGGCATCCCTGTTCAGGGTGAGAAGTGGCAGGTCAGTTCGCGCGACGAGGTGCAGGCGGTTGCGGTGCGGAAGATTCTTGGTGGGGATGTCCAGTACGACGCCAACGGCAACGTCATCCTGTTCGAGCGATAGCCTCCCCTACCGGAACCACGAGATCGAGCCCGACATCTCGGCAGTGTTACCTACCCATGCAGCCCAGCCTGCGCCGTTGCTGTTTCCGTTGACCTCTAACAGGAACGTCCCACCGGGAGTGAGCCCTGACAGGACTGTGGAGTAGGGACTGATGCTGGTCCCAACATCGCCGGGAATCACTGCGGAACACTCGAGGTTGAACCCACCAGAACCTGCGACCTTGCTCACGCACGCAAGACTGCTATTGACCCCGGTCGAGTTCAGCCCATATAGCCTCGATGTCACAGCGACAACAGCGGAGGTCATGCCTGCCGGGACAGTGACCGCCTGTGAGGCGAACGTGCCAGCCGTCGTGGACAGCGCGAAGCCTTGGGTGTAGAAGAAAATCTTCTGCGGAACGACAGGGCTGGTCAGTGCGGCGTTGTCGATGATCCCCGCAGGCAGGGACAGGGTGCCGGTGATGGCCGCGTTCCCGCCGATGCTCGTGTCCCCGCTGAAGTCCGCAGTCCCACCAACCACCATCGGGCCAGTCACATCCAGCGACCCGCCGACCGTCAGGGACGAGTCGATGAACATGCCCAGTTGTGTCAACCGGATACCCGCGGTGCCGAGCAGGTTGCTCGTGGACTCGCGGATCTGGAGCTCGAGGGCCTTGATCTTGTCGAGCAGCTTGCGGATCCCGTTTGGTTCGTTGGCTGGGAACTGTTGCGGGGTTGGTGGGGGGCCTGACCAGGCGTCAATCACGGGTCCTCCAGGTCAAGAGTGGGGGTGCTGATCGCCTTATCGGCGTCGGCACACACAGCGCAGACTGATGAAAAGCGGCAAGGGGGAAACACGGATCGGGGACTTATGAGCGGGGTTATCCCATCTCTCGCCAGTTAGTCCCGTCATACATGAACCTGATGTTCTTCGTGACACCCGCTGCGGGGGCTGCCGGCGGTGAGCCGGAAATGAAAACATACAAGGCGTTCCATGTGATCGCCCCGAGTGCGCCTGCCGTGTTATTGAATAGTGCGATTTCGTGAGTAAGACCTGCGTAAGCACCAATTGCCGGGTTCCCAATCGTGAACGCCGTCGCGTTGGGAATCGCAAACCGGCTGATTGTTTCCAGCCCCGCGAGCGGATAGTAGGTGACACCCGAGTTTGGCGCTGAGTACGTGTTGACGTTCTCGCGTCGGACCACGCGAAATGTGGGCGTGCCCGACAATGGCGCGACATAGGAACTAGTCAACAAGCCGATCCGACGCTGCGCGGCGGGCGCGTAGTCGATGACGTTCACGCCCGACGCGGACGAGTGGATGTCAACAAGGTTGCGGTATCCGTCAATCTCCATGTTCCGAACTGTCGCGTCGCCGCTGGCGTAACTGGCAGCGCCGATCAGAATGGCCCGACAGCTAGAACTACCAGTGTTGCGGAGTTTTACCCCGTCGAGGGTGATCCGTAACCCGCGCAACTCAACCTCGGCAATGCCGGTGTTCGTACCATTGCGCACGGCGTTGATGACCAGGGCTGAGATGTAGCCGTCATCGCATTGCAGGGCCACGGTCGGGTTATTTGCGTCCACTGCCCTCGTGATCGTGACAGTGTTGAAGTTAACGCGCGCCGACTGGGTGGTGACCGTCTGAAACATAAGCGACACGCCTGTGCCGATATCCGCGACGGAGGTCAGATTGTTTCCGGTTATGTCGAAAGAATCTTCGATGTTGAGCAGGCCGAAGGTGTTATGCGCACTCAAGTTGCCGAGTACGAGGCCGTGCACGTACTTGAACTGGAACCCTTGGCCTGCGGGGTTATTCACGTCGAGACAGTCGCCAACTGTGATGTCAGTGCTGGAAGCTGTGGTGGTGCCGGTGCCGTAAATGGCGTGCGTTGGGTTGGCTCCTGCGGAGGAGTCCACGTGGTCGTGAACGTAGATGTTGCCGATTCGCAGGCCGGTCTGACAGAGGTATAGCACGCCGTGGTTACACCCGGAAATCTCAAGGTCGCCGATCCGGTTCCCGACACCGTTGGCCACCGTGTTCCAGTTAGCGTAGACGCCCATCGCAAAGTCTTTGATCCGCAAATTGCCAATCGTGTTGCCGCTTCCGTTGAACCAGACCCCGGCCGAGTAGCAGTACCCAGCATCACCACGGAACGCGGTTCCCTGACCGGGCGGTGGGCCGGAGGCGTTGACGAGAGTGAAGCCGTCGTCAATGGTCACGTTGTCCACGTTGAACAGGTCGAACACTGGCGTGTACTGGGTGACTTGGCTGATCGTGCAGCCACGGGATGCTAGAAGAGTTACTCCGGCAGGCGGTGTCAGCGGAGCGTTGATCGAGTAGGTGCCCCCGCGAAACGTCAACCGGTCGCCCGCCGTCATCGCAGCCAGGGCTGCCAGCAGCGCCGGGGTGTCAGTTGCGGCGACCCCAGTCGGGACAGGTGCCACACGTGCATATGCGGCATTGAGCCCCGTCCGAGTGGCACTGGCAGGGTTGCCCACAGCCGCAGCCATCGCCGCATCAGTAGGCGCCACAGCCAAGGCAGCAGACGCCGCAGCGGCAGTCGCAGACGCATCCGCGGCGGCGGCGGACGCGGCAAGGTCAGCCGAGTACAGGTTCAGGTGGGCTGCGTCCACAGGCGTGGAGCGGTCTGGTTCGTCGTGCCACACCATCAGACCAACCATCAGCGGGCCTCCATCGTCGGCGCAAAAGTTAGGGTCACATCTGGGCCGAGCCCGCCTGCGATGTTCACAATCCGGGCCCGGTAAAACCCGGCAGGCAGCAGCAAAGACAGGTACGGGTGGCCCGCGGGCACCCACACCTTCGCGAAGTCCCCGCACCGGTACGAACCCAGCAGCGGCGACTGGTCAGCGCGCACACTCGCGGACCAGGTCATCCACGGGGCGCCAGTTGAGGCCAGGTTCCCTGCCGCCCAAGCGTCCAGCGTGGACTGCACCTCGACGGAGGAGTGCACCTCGGCGATCTCGAGCAGCGGGAACCCACCATCGGTCAGGGTCGGGTCATCAGCGCGTGCCATGAGTAGTGCCTCGTCCATGCCCGAACCCGTCGCCCACGACCTGGACGCGAGCCCGCCGCCGTCACGGTGCACGGACAGGCCGGAGACGCCGCCCCGCGGGACCCTCGTGTCGAACACGTGGTCCCCGCCAGCCTGGTACAGCAGCGGCTCCGCCTCAGTGCCGACCCGCATGACCCATTCCAGGCCCATCCGGTCAGCAGTCAGGCGTGGCTCGAACGCGATGTCAGGGCCGCCTATGACGCCTTGGAGCTGGTCGAGGCGTGTGGCTACGGTGGCGAGCTCGAAGCCCTTGTAGGTTCTCGTGTGGTCCGCGTCAGCTGCGGCGGTTTCGTCGTCGGGCAGGACGATGGGCAGGTTCCCACCCGTGTGCGACATGAGCAGCTCGATGAGCCGTTTGGCGATGGTGCCCAACGACAGCCCGGTGTAGGTGACAGCCCAGGTGGCCCAGTCTGTCCCGGAGATCGCGGCCATGACCATGCGGTGGTCGAAGATGGAGCGGGCTCCGGAGGCTTTAACTTTAAGGTTGCCGGTGGCGTAGTCGTAGTCGTGGGCCCAGATCGGGCCAGCCTCAAGGACGTGGTCGCCTTCGAGGACGGCCATGAACGTGCGGGCGGGTTCGACTGCGGAGAGGAACTCGGGACGCAACCCTTGGCCGGCGCGCCATACGGCAGCCTCAGCGGTCGGGAAGGTGGTCGGGCCCAGGAACAGCGACCCTGAGGGGTACTGCCCGGTGATGGCGCGTTCCAGCACTTTGAACTCGGCTGCGTTGAGGGGGATGTCGACGTCGATGCTGCCGGTGCCTCTGTGGGCGACCGCCCAGGTGGCGTTGGAGACGGGGATGGTGGCGATGCGGCGGCCGGTGCGGACTTCACCGACGAGGATCGAGCGGGTCACCTAGTCACCGATCCGGTAGCACGACATGGTTGCAGTAACCGCGTAGGCGGAAGCGGTCAGACCGCTGATGATTTGCAGGGTGCAACCAGCGGCCAGGGGGAGTGTGACCCCGATGCCCCCCTGGGAGGTACTTATCGGCATGGCTACCCGGTAGGCGGACTGGGAGCCAGTCAGCAGTGTTCCGCCGATGGTGATCTGGATGAACCCGCCCGAGGTTGTCATGACCGCAGAGTTGGAGAACCCCAGCGACACCGCGTACAGGCCGCCCTCGCCTGCGGGGATGGTGATCGGTGTCGTGTCGGCAGTCAGCGCGCCAACGAACCCGCCGCTGTCCTCGCCGAGGCTCCACGTTCCGGCGTGGGTGCGGGTAGCCTGCGTCGCCCATGAGTCGGTCAGGTTGACGGACGCGCCGACCCGTGGGAGACCAGTCACCCACGCGGTTCCGTTGTACCGCTCCACAAGGTGCAGGTCGAGGCGGTCGGCCCGCTGGCCGTCGAACAACGGCAGGGCGTCACGCTCGGCCTGGTTGCGACACGGGACAGGGGCGCCCCGCACGGCGGTGTACAGGGCGGACTGGGTGATCGTGTTCCCCGCCGACGCCGTGTTCGTGGCTGCGGAGGTCATCAGGTTGCGGAAGAGCTCGAACGCGCCCGCCGGGATGGTCGGGGCGACAGGGCTGGACGACGCCGCAGTACCGGAGGCGACACCGAACAGCGGCTCCGAGGCAAGAGCCACAGTCGTCGCCCCGTCGCCGTTTTCCCCAGCGGTCGGGTGCCTCGTCCATGCGACGTCGATGCGCTGCAACCCCGCACCCGGCGCGACAGGAACCGTCGAGCCGACACCAGTCGCACCGATCAACACGGAGCCGTCGTTGCCGAACACCGTCCCGCCGTCAGAGGCGGAGCGGGAGACGTAGGCGTGGAATAGGCCCACGTTGTACGCCCACGTCGCGTCACCAGTCCCCAACGGCGCTGTGGACCCGTTGAACAGGATCCCGCTGCGAGCACCGATGCCACTGTCATTGGGGGCGAACAGCCCGGCCAACACCTTGCGGACCTCGATCGGCGCAGTGCCCCTGGTCGCGTCTTTCCGTGAACCGATCCCGCGCCAAAGTCCCATCAGATCACCAGAATCCTGGCGACACTGTCGCCGTAAGTTGTGCTGTGGAAAAACTGCCGAGAGGGACGAACTCGAACTCTGCCGAACCACCAGGCGGGATCGGGGCCAGGTCGCGGACCGTCAACAACCCAGACCTGTCGGCGTAGCCGTCGATCATCACAAGGCCGGTGGCGGTGTCAATGAGCAGCACCGACCCGACACTCACGCCGCCCTCGAACCTGTCCCGGGCACCCGTGCCAACGGTGACGATCTCCAAGCCGTCAGCGGGGAGCGGGCCTGCCACCTCGAACTGCGCCCACGCGTCCTCGTTGCCGTCATTGACGACCACGATGCGGCCGGTAGTGGACGCCGCCCCGAACTCCAGAAACCCCGTGTCCGTCGTGCCATCCGTGAACAGGTCGAACTCCAGGCCACCAGCCAGGACAGGGAAGCCCGTCGTGACCGGCACGGGGGCGCCGTAGCGGATCGGGTCGGAGCAGACCCATTCGGCGGCCCACCCGATGAACCCGGCGCCCCAGTCGGGTGAGACGGGTTTGAAGCGCAGCAGACGGGCGTAGGAGGTGAGGGTGCGGCCGGCGTGGGTGATCGTCAACGGCAGCTCGTCGGGGGCGTGGAAGTTGAAGCTGGCTTGCAGCTCGAGCAGCATCGCGTCGCGCTCAGATATGGACGTGCAGCGCCCGGACACGATGACGTGCCTCCCGTCGGAGAACACGGGGGCGTCGAACAGGCCATGCTGCTGCGGGCGGGGCGTGGACTCCTGCCTGGGGTCGGGGAGGTCCTCCCACCCAGACCAGTCGAAGAAGGAGAACCGTCCGAGGTCGGCGCGACCGTACAGGGTGAGGTCACGCCACCTGATGATCGACTGTGTCAGGTCCATCAGGCACCCTTCCCTGCCATGGCCCAGGCGACCTCGTGACCGATGTCCTGCGGGGTGCCCTGCACGACGCGTTCGACGGTGACCTGCACCATCGGCCCGCCGTAGGACGAGCGCGGCCCACTTTGACCGGGCTGCTGGCCGTCGTTGATCGCGTTCACCAACGCCTTGTTCTTGGCGTACGCCGCGGCGTTGACCACGAACTCGTCCCTGGACACCCGGACGATCGGCGTACCGGACGCGTCAACACCGGTGATGGAGTCAGACGTGGACGTCCCGGGCCCGACGAGCAGACCGCCACCACCGGCACGGCCGATAAGCCTGCCAGCGGCACCACCGGGCGGGCCCATTCCCAGGAGCTTGTTCGCGCTGCCCTGCTGCGTAACCGTCAAGGTGATGTTCTTGCCGTGCAGCCGGTCAAGGTAACCCTGCAATGAGGACACCGCAGCCACAGCCGCGCCGACGTTCACGCCGATCGTCGTCTTGACCGACGGCGGAATCGCCAACAGCTGCTTCTCGTAGAGGTACGCGGCTGACGTGGTGCCGAATATCTTGCCCGTCTGGACCAGCAGCGCGGCCGAGGCCGTCTGATACTTGCCTGTCGCGTCGGCGGTCGACGCGCCGGCCTTGATCTGCGCGTCCCGCTGAGACTGCAGACTGCCAGCGACAGCCTCGATGGCCTGCCGGTCGCTGATCCCAGCCTGCGTGTGCTCGTTGAGCGACCCCTTGTTGGCCTTGAGCGCAGTGGTCATGTTCAGCACGGCCTGGTCCACACCCGAGGTCGCACCGGCCAGGGACAGTGCGCGACTGAGCTCCTCATCCATGGCAGTGTTGAGGGCCTTGATCGCGGCGACCTGGCTCTTGTCCGTGCTCGCAGCCTGCTGCGCCGCGGTCATTCTCACGAGGGTGGCGGTGGTCAGGGCCCCGGTGGTCCCAGCGCTCGTGGCCATCGCCGCAGCGTGGTCCTTCTGCGCCTGCGTAGCCGACCCGAACTGGGAGGTGCTCGTGCCAAGCACGGTGCTCAGTGCGTTGATGTGGCCTGACTGCACCAGCGCCGCGGAGCTACTCAGCGCCGTGTTGGCGACCATCGCAGCCATCTGCGCACCGACCGCCCGCGACGCGGGGACGTTGCCCAGCATGGCATCAGTCACCAGGGACAGGTTCAGCCCGAGAGCCTTCGCGTCGTCGATGGCGCCGCTGTCGGTGAGCTTCTTGAACGCCATCTCGCGAATGTTCGCGTCGATGGCACCGTTGGAGCGGACCAGCGCGTCCGTATAGTCGTTGATCGCCTGCTGGTTCTCTCTGGTCGCGTTGGCGTTCGCGGTGAACGCAAACACTGCGATGGCGAGCACCGCTGCGATGGCCCCGGCGGCGATGTTCATGATGGCCAGCCCTGTGGCGGCGGTCTCGGCGGAGACGCCGACGAACTCCAGCGCGGTGCCCAGCGCGGTGACACCGACCGAGAGCATCCCGTAGGCCTTGAACCCGATGTACACCGAGGCTGCGACGGTCGCCAGGTTGGAGAGGACATCCACGGGCAGGGCGTTGATGACATCCGTGAAGACCCGCAGGATGGTCAGCGTGCCGAGGCCAAGGGGTGCCAGGGCTGCCACAAGGCGCAGGGCGGCGGTCACGATGGACTCGACAGCCTGCATCACCTGAGGGAACACGCTGCGCACGTAGTCGCCGAACGTCACCACGCCGGGCCCTGACATCAGTTCGGCGAACCGGGTCGACAGGTTCAGGATGTACACGCCCGCATCACGCGCCAACGGGGCCAGAGCGATGAACGCCGCGACCAGCCCGGTGGTCAGGACACCGGCGGTTTTGCCTGTGATGACGGAGAACTGACCGACGATCGTGTTGAGGACCGGCATCCGCTGCTGCAGGTCCCCCACGGCCTGCTGGAAGGGTGCCAGCGTGCCAGACGCGGCCGTGCGACCCAGAGTGGTCAGGTCGCCCTTGAGGGTGCCCAGCATCGCGCTATAGGCCCCGCCGAGTGGGGTCCCGGCCTTCATCTCCTGGTTGATACCCACGATGGCCAGAACCCCAGCCAACCCCATCGCACCGAAGCCGACAGCGAGGCCCGCAGCACCGGCAGCAATAGGGACCAGCGCCGGGCCGAGGAGAAGGACCGCGGTGACCAAAGCGCCCATGCCCTTGCCGGCATCGTTGCCCGACTTGGCGATCTTCTTGTTGCCGTCGTCGACCTTCGCCTCAGACGCGGCCACACCGGCCAGCTTCGCCTCAGCGACCCCGGTGTCGGCGTCGACCTTGACGTCGACGTTCTTCCCGTCGAGCTTGTCAGCCAAGGCCTGACCCTTGGCCATGCCCGTCTCAAAATCGCCCATGTCGAGGCGCAAGTACCCGACGAGCTCGCCGACGTTTAGGCTCATCGCTGCACCTCCTCAGGTTTGTTGGAAGTGCCGGCCGAGACGGGACCCGGGTACGGGGAGCATCGACCCGTCAGCCAGGGGCAAATACTGCAGTCGGGCGTCGAGCAGGCCCAGGATGCGGACCCGCAACCACCGCCACGACCTCGACCTCATCAGCACGGGGTCGCCGACGTCGATGCCGCGGTCGGCCAGGTCGCACTCGACCAGTGCCCACTGGCCCAGGATGTCGCCCCAGGTCAGACCTTTTTGGCCTTGGGCGCCGCTTTCCGGCGGGTCGTCGATCCAGCGTGGGAGGCCCGCGGCGTTGCGGGCTTTACCAGGGTCGTCGTCCTCATTGAT